GTATCCAAAGGGCGATCCGTAGAAATATGATCCCCCCTACCCTTTAACGAAACCAGACTCGCGGGCCGTCTTGCGACTATGGCACCCATGACATAGAGCCTGGAGGTTGTCAAAATTATCCTTACCGCCCTTTGACCTGGGCAGTATATGATCGACGTCGGTCGCGACCACCGGCGATCCTTTATGGACGCCGTCCGGATCCTCACATAACGGTTGACGCCTGAGGTACATACCCCTGAGCCGGCGCCAATTGCGGCCGTATCCTCGCCGGCTCGGCGAGGGCCTGGCCTTGTCATACTTGCGCCCTACCTCCAGGGCGTGAGCCTCGCAATAGGGGCCAGGGCCTCGCACCAAAGCCGGACAACCTCGGACCCTACACGGCCGCGCCGCGCGTTGTGGCATAAGATCCGCCCCTCATTATCCCTTTCCACTCGTTAACCCGGCCACCACACCGGCAATTAAACCGGCAATAGAGCCCAGGCCGTCGCCTATATACTGCTTTGTTTTCATATCACTATGCAAGCCGCCGTGATCGTTCCACCGTTCAGATTGATACTTGCTACAGTCCTCGTGTTGGGCCGTGATCGTCGCCAATTCTTTGCCCAACTCTTGGACCTTGTCGTCCACCTTGTCGACCTTGCCGTCTACCTTGTCGACCTTGCCGTCGACGGCGTCGATCTTGTCTGCTATTCCCTCCAGTTTTTCGGCCAGCCTCGCCATTGTAACCCGGCCGTCTATTGTATCTGGCATTAAAGATCTCCTCGAAACGACAACCAACCGGCCGAGGTAAATACCTGCCTGAGCCCTGGCACCCTGGCCGCGCCCTCATATAGGCCAACCGCCGAGGCTGCCCCCAGGAATCCGGCCAGGGCGCCGGCGACCAGGTCGCCGCCCTGGTAAGCAGAAACCGTACCGCCCAGGGCCAGGCCCAAGCCGAGCAATACCAACGGGATCGCCTGTTTGATCGGAGCAGTAAACAAACCTTTGAGGGCCTGGGTTACAATGTTAAAGCACAGAGCAAAAACCCCAACCATGATCGGATCTATGTTCGGCATACCTTACCCCCTGGTATCATCATATCTCATCAGCCCGCGCTAGTCGTTCCGCCTGGGCGCCATCTCGAGCCAAACGCCCCACTGGGTACACACGATCGGCAAGGTCCGCGACAACCGGTAAAGAAGGGCCCGAGCTCCTCTTTCAGATAACCCGCAAGCCTGGGCCACGTTGACCACCGTAAGGCGATCGCCCTTGGCCAGGCGCCAGGCAATGAGGCCGGCCCGCTCCTGGCCCGTGAGCTCGGCCGGGCCTACCTTGGCAAAAGCCGGCGGCCTGTTTTGGGCCATTGGCGAGGAGCTCGAAACGAAACCCGGACCGGCACCAAGTCAAACGGCACCGGCAAATTGTAGGCCGTCCAGGTCGCGGCGTCCAGGTCGACCACACGACCCCGCTCGAGGTTCATTTCAAAATGTTTTTGTTGGGAACAGTCCACAACTCGAAACGGGCCGGCCCACTTACGATCGAACCGGATCCAGACCCGGCGGCCCTTGTCGCCGCATCGCATCAGGGCGACCCCTGCCTCGCACCCGTCGAGCTCGATCCCCTGGTTGGCCGCTGCCTGAGCCATCAGGCCGGGCGCGTAGACGGCCGCCTCGCCGGCCAGCACCCGGCCCGTGGGCGAGGGCGTCAGCCAGTCCGAGGCCTCAGCCAGGGCCGCCGGCGCCAGGACCAGGCCCAGGACCAAACAAAAAAAGAGCGAGCCAATGGCCCGCCCGACGGTCTTGTCTTGGATTGCATAGCTGATCTGCCTGCCTGCCATGCAATTATTTTATCAGTAGTGCGTCATAAGAACAAATCTCGTGTATAACTGAGGATTAGTTCTTGATCGATGACACACTTATACAACTCATAGCCTATACCTCGATCGTTGTAATCTTGCCGGCCTCGACCAAGACCCGGATCCCGGCCGATTGCAAAAGGCGCGCGACCTCGACCGGCTCGGCCTCGGCGACCAGGGCCTCAAAATGCCGGGCCAATCTCTGGAGCGCATCCCGGACGCCGGACAAGTCGACCAGGTTGTCGACCTCTGCCTGGGCCTCAGCCGCTTGAGTCTGCCAGGTCGCGAGCTCCTCGGCGAGGTTGGCGTCTGTTCTGTGGTAGATATTGAGATCCATCCCCGAGGCTAGACCCAGGGCCAGGCGATCCCGTTGGGCCTGAATATCGGCGACCTGGGCCAGGGCCCGATCGGCCTCAGCCTCGAGCCGCCGCCGGCCGGTTTCGTTGCGCCGGCTGTTGAGGATATCCTCGACGACCTGGTCGTCGAGCAATCCCTCGGCAAATTGGCCAATGGCGGCCAGGATAGCAGACTCGCGAATATTGTTTACATGACAACGATCCTGGTAATAGTCACTCGATCCGCGCGTAGCACATCGCATATATACCCGGTCACCACCACCATCAAAGCGAAACATAGGCCGGCCACACCGGGCGCAAATGGCCACCTTGGAAAAGAGCCCAACCCCACGGCGGAAATACCCAGTCTTGGCCCGCCGGCGCCGCTCGGCTACAATGGCCGCGTAAGTCGTAGCGTCCCACCTGGCCGGAAACCGTGAGCTTGGATTATCGTTCTTGAAAGAGCCCCAGGCCACCAGGCCGGCATATAGATCGTTATTCAATACATGATGGATCGCCCGCACGTCCCAATGATCAAGGCCTCGGGCCGTGAGATAACCACTATCATTGATCCGCCGTGTGATCTCACGATATGAAAACCCTGACAGGAACCATCCGGCCATCAGGTCGACGGCGCCGATCGAATCGTTAAACTCGGCGCCCACCACTCGGCCGCGATCATCCCGGATAGGTGTATAGCCTATACCCCACGACCCAGGCAAGCCGGCCCGGATCCGGTTTTTCATGCCCTTTTGCTGGTTGTCGACCCGTCGCTCTTGCTCCTCATTGGACCGGATCCCCTGAAACGTAGGTACATAACGATGGGCCGCGGTTTTCTGCCCTACTGGATGAGGCGCCGTACTGAGATAAACCTCACGGCCTGAGCGATCCTCGACCAGGTCGAGCACCTGATTAGAGAGAGAGGAGGTCCGGCCGAGCCGATCGACGTCGAGGGCCCACAGTAGATCAAAAGTATCATCGCCGCAGGCCTGGCGCAGCTCGGCATAGGCCGGGATCGCGGCCTCGGCGTCCTGCCAGAAGATAACTTTGCGCGAGATCCCAGGAACGACAAAGACGGCCACTACTTGGCCGCCTATTGCCTCGGCGAAGGCCCGGCCGCGGGCCTCCTGGTCTTTGAGGCTGATCTTGTCCTCGCCGGCCTGGGCCTGGCTCGAGACGGCGCACCAAACCGCCACCCTCCAGGGCCGATCGTGTTTTTGGTTCATGGCTATAAGAGACTGCCTCCCAGGACCCCAATCAGACACCCCGCGATCACGCCCAATACCATCAGGGCCGCAATGATCCCGGTCGCCGTCGAGATATTTCTTAGATATCGGGTTTGTTCTTGTTGTTCGGTGGCCACGATCTCTTGTAACTCGAGCATACGAAATGATAACCGAGTTTCGGGCGTCTCTTGATATTGCGCCTTGAAATCGGCCCGCTGGCGAGCTTTTATCCCTTGCCGGTCCTGATCTTGACTGTACGCCCTTCTAGCGGAAAAGGCCAAGACTCCCACAACGATCACAACCACAGCACCCGCAGCAATCCACAAAATGTTATTACCGTCCATTGTCCTGTTCTCCTCTCAAAGCCGCCGCTTACCTCGCCCGGACGGATCGACGATCCACCACTCGCGATCGCCGCCCAAGTCCGGATCGTTATCACAAGACGGGCCGCCAGGCCCTGGGCCTGGTCTTTGACGCATCCAGGCCAAAAGGCCGAATTTGGCCGGCTTATCTAGGGCCCTGCTATCAATTATGAACTCGAACTCTCGAGCGAAGTTTCGTTTTGTTCCGTTGGCCATTTTTGGGGGTTGTTTTCGTCCTCACCGACAAACCGGACCCGAAGCTCGCCAAGCCGTTTGACCTCTTGGAGAGCCTCATTTTGCCAATCCGGCGGAAGTTGCCGAAACTCCTCAAGGAGATCCCTCTCGAGCGAGTCATCCGGCGCCGTTATCCCGATCAACTCCTCTTTTTCTTTTTCTGTTAGCTTGAAAACCGGATCGGTAACTTGGAAAGTCCAGCGTTTTTGATCCTCAGGCAATCGGATCATCCGTTCGGTAAACATACGCAGGGCCTGAGCATCCTCAGGATCCATGCCTTGAACCTCGATATCTATAGGGTTAGGGAAATCTGTGAGGCCCAAGAGATAGTCGACCGTAGTATCCAGAGATCGAGCAATCCGGCCCAATACCACGGCCTGAGCTCCTGGTCGCTGGTCGCGTTCTATCCGGCTGATCTGTGCCCGTGTTGAATCGGCCTTATAGGCCAATTGGCCTTGAGTCCATCCTCGCCACCCTCGCAACTGGCGCACCCGACCGCCCAATATCTGAACTTCTGCCATAAGATCCCCTGAGACTATTATACCCCGTTTCGGTTGAACCCAACATTAAAAAAGTCCATTTTGGACAAGAAGTGTTGACACATGGTGCACTGTATGATATAATGAGCCTGTTTGGTGACAAGATGATATCAATTGGTAACAAAGGAGGATCCATGTCTACAAATGGGGAACTTGTAAAGGCTGGCGTTAGTCTTTACCCACTCGATCGTGCCATCATTGCCCACATCAAGGACCAGATTCACCACTCGAGCGCATCCAGCGCGATCCGCTTTGCCTTGCGAGAGTATGCCCGCCGGCAAGAATGGGACCTTGACGAACTACTGCCCGAGACCCCCGTCGAATCCTGAGCCCATCATACCACGGATCCGGATCCTTGTGTCATTAGGAGATCGACAAATGTCCGAGTCAATACCAACCCAAGCCGCCAAGCGCATGATATCAACCCCCGAAGGCCGCGCCCGAGCCGTCGATCTTTTCCTCGGCCTGGAACGCATCGCCGCCCGCCTTGGTTGGGCGTTCTGCCCCACTTGCGGCGACTATGACCGGCCCGGCTATCATTGCCCTTGCCGGCGCCAAGTCCCGGCACCCGAGCCAATCGAGGCCAAATCCTATGTCTGAGCACATATACCAGCAAATTGACCCCGACCACCTGGCGGCCCAAATCCGCGCAGGCCTCAACATGAAAGAGATCGCCGCCGAGGCTGGGATCCCCTATCACTCGATCCGATATGCTGTGAAAAAGGCCGGCATCTCCTATGAGAGTCGCGGACAATATCGCCACGAAATGACGGCCGAGTTTTTGACAATCGAATATGTCGACAATGGTCTAAGCTTGGTCCAAATCGCCGAAATCGTCGGTTGTCACGCGACGACCGTCAGCCACCGGTTGACCCTCCTCGGCATAGCCCGCCGGCCCACCAAAGAACCCAAGCCCACATTTTACGGCCCTCTTGGCCAGGATCGGACCCAGGACCTGGTCTATGATCCCAAGATTGTCCGCCCTTGTCTCACCTGTGGATGTTCGGACGCCTGCCTCAAGGCGCCGTTAGGCACTTGTCTCAAATCCCTTAAAGCCAAACTGGAGGAAAAATACCATGGTTAACGAGTATGCCGTCGCCGCCTTGCTCGCCATCGCTGCAATCCCAACCCTCGGCTTTGCCCATTGGGCAACCCCGAAAATCATCGGTCGCGAGGTCCGCACCCTTGAGAGCAATGTCGCCGGTTGCATCCTGATCGGCCTCTTGCTCGGCTTGTTTTGCGCCCTGTTCGGCTACTGGGCGCCGTTCGCTGCCTTTGTTCTGATCCTGATCGGCGCCGGCTTTGGGACCTTTGTCGGCTATGGTCTTGACTGGTGGGAAGGCAATCGCATCGAAAGGGCGATCCGCAATGTCCAACAAGAACCAAAAACCGATCGCCATAGCTGAGACCGACCTCGCCGCCATAGCCGACGCCGGCCTCGCAATCGACGATCTCGAGGGCCTTTTGTTGCGCCTGGCCTATAAACCGGTCGTAACTGTAGACGACGCCGAGCGCATCGGCGAGGATCTACACCGGATCCGATCCGGCCAGGCCACGATCAAGAAATGGATCGCGTTTTTGCGATCCGAAGGTTGGGAACCATGCCAAAACCGAGCACCCGAATTATAACCAAGATATGGGCACAAGAGGCCGTCGAAATGATCCGCACTATGGGCGAGGAGTATCCCGAGCGGGTCCGAACCTGGGCCGAACTCGCCGAGGAGATCGCCATCGTTCACGGCCGCGAGATTGTCGAGGCCGTCCACCTGAGGGCCGCCTTGTTGCTCGAACCCGTGACCCCTGAGGGCCTGGCCAATGATTGAGGTCGCCGCCTGGCTGATCGCGATCCTGATCCTGATCGTTGCGATCCTGGCCGCCAAGGCCTCGGCCCTGGCTGAGCACTTGGCCGAGACTCAGGCCCAGGTCAAAGACCTCGAGCGGATCCGCGTCGACCTTGTCAATTGTATCATATTGCAAACCGAAAAGAGAGACGCCGAGGCCCGCGCCCTGGGCGCCGCCATCGCTGAGCGTGATATCCTCATTAAAGGCCTTATGGCCAAGGCCGGCTATAAAGAAATGAAACCAGAGCCGGCGCCCAAGTCGGCCAGCAGGCCGGCCACCTGGCCACCCAAGCCGCTGCCTGATCCATTCGGCGCCTATACTGTGACAATGCCCAATGCAAGGTTTTCTACCCTACTATGGAAAAACTGATCCTATCCAATGACTAGGCCGCGAGGTCTGATACTTACGGTTTATCAGACATAGAGAAAGGAATACAAAAATGCACCTATGCAGAATCTGTGGTCAACCAGGACACCTAACATATTTGGGACATCCTCCCCTACAACACTATACCTATCTCTGCAATAAACACCGTGAGGCCTGGGATAGCTACAACAACCTAACCGAGAGATACGCCGAAATGAATGAAACCATTACCCGCTACCATATAGCAATCTATAAGGGTAAAAAGAGAACGGCCATGGCTATGCAACAAACCCTACTCGTATTGGCCAAAGAAGGCCGCGCTACCGCGCGCGGTTGGGTAATTGATCAGCGGAACAAGTATCTAGCAGCCCACGGAGTATCCCTGAACGATTAGAGGGCAGTCGTCAGGCCCAGGTCTGAGACACCAAGAGGAGATCGAAAAATGACCGACAAACAACCGATACAAAAACGCCTACCGTTTCCCGAACCAGACGAAATCGCTTGGGCGAAGGGTATCCAGTCCCGGGTCCAAACTCTCAAACTCAAATTGCTACGAGAAACGGATCTCATCGACAAAGAGGCCATGGATAAGGCCGCCGATTATGTAGCAAGCTCGATCGGCCGCGGCCCAGGCCAAGGCGAGGCCCTGTACAAAGAGGTGATGAGCATAAACTCCAGAGTGAGGCGGCCCAAAAGCTCGGGCCGATCGACCAAGGGCAAACTGGCGCCCTTGCCATCGCGCGACGCGGGCCGCGAATACAGGACGAATGTCTGCGATCTCTATATCTGGATGTGTGACACATTCCATCAGATACCATGCGACGATCTGTTATCCGGGGTCTGTGGTTGCCCTACTGGTACATTCTCCTCAGCCCGGCGCAAAGCAAAACAGGCCGGCTATACTTTCGAAGCACTGCCTGGCCTATACCGGCCGCGCACAAGTGGATGGAAAGTCACAGGGCGACCAGGCCGCACGACGAAAGAGTCCGATATCACAGAGCAAGAGCTCGAAGAATTGCGGCAAAAGGCCGCCAGATCCGACGCCCTCAAGGAGGATCTGGAGACGATCCGCGAGTTTGTCGCCGAAGCACGGGCCAAATACTCGGACCTATAACGACCCAGGTCCAACAGACACCAAGAGGAGCGTAAATCGCGGCCGCGACCGGCGGCCGAATGGAACAGAAAAGGCGTAATCCTGTTGTAAAAAGTTACTTGTGACAAGCTATGTTGTGCTAAGTAACTTGACCATAACGGTCTTATTCGAGCTACCAGAGGAGGTTAGCGCAATGCCAAAGAATCTTGAACGTATCACACACGCCCTTGACGAAATCTCAGCCGAATGGCTCGGCGACAATCATCCCGTATTGTACGAAGCCATAGAGGCCGAGGTCGGTCGAGGCGCCCAACCGACGGCCGTCCGCCGTCACGTCATGGACCAAACCGATCGGCTCGAGCTTGCCCGCCGTTGCGAGCAGGCCGCCCGGCACCTATCCGCCGGCCTGGCCGCCTGAGCCGGCGAGACTGAAAGAGGAGCGTTAACCATGACCTTGACCCGTCGGAAACTCGCCCTTATTGTAACCCTGGCCCTGGTTATACTTGCCCTGGCCTTGCTCGCTTGCAATGGATCCCACCTGGCCGGCGCCTGTTATTCCACCTATCCAGGTTGCGAGGCCACCGCGACCTTTATCGCAACCGCGGCCGCGCCTTGAGTCCAAGTCCACCAAGAGGAGCGTAAACCATGAAAACCGGCATAGGAAACAAGTCGATCGCGTTTACTTGTCCACATTGCGCCGAGCCCGTCGCCCTGTTCACTGAATTGTTGGCCATCTATAACGCCGACAACTATCCCGAGCCCTGGCCGACGCCCAAGCCGGCGCCTGAGACCAAGACCAGGCCGGCGACCAGCAGCAGGGCGATCCGGCTCGAGCTCAGCAAAGCCCAAGGCGTGATCGATCCTGGTAAAAGTGTAACCCTCAACCTGGTCGACGTCTTTAGTCTCAAGACCCTTGAGCAAAGGGCCGGCGAAGTCCTTAGCGTAATCACAACCCGCGACCAAGAAGGGCGCAAAACGACCGCCGAGGTCCAGGTCGACAGCCTGGGCGTTTTCGTCGTCGAGGTCTGATAATTAGAGTTTATCAGACATAGAGAAAAAGGAGATCGAAAAATGAGTCAACACCTTTGCGCTATCTGTGGACGGCCTGGCGTTATTATAGGATTGAGCGCCGCCCCGTTCCGGCACTTTGTACCCCTATGCCCCAAACACATCGAATCATGGGACGATCATATTATGGCCGTCGACGCCTGGCACGATCTAGAGAATTTCAGGATCGAACAGGCCGTTTATATTGCCGCCGGAAAAATAGAAAAGGCCCTAGCTTGCCGGTCGCTCATACTGGAAAAAAGCCAAAAAGCCCGCGCCGTCGCCCGCCAATGGGTTATTGAGCAAAGGATCGAATATCTAAAACACTTGGCGACCCAGGTCGAGGAGATCGCGAAATGACAGACAAGGAAAAAAAACCTGATCTCAGGCCTCGCGTTTATCAATTGGTTGGTCGAGAATGGCGTTATTGACGACGGCCCTATAACCCGCGTTGTGATCGACTCACCGTTTGACGGGCCGATCGACGTCAAAGTCCACACCTTGGCCGACTCGGGCCTTATAGACAAAACCGCACCCCAAGAGCTCAAAGACGCAAAGGTCGACATAGTCGCCAAACCACACACGATCCCGACACATACGATCCCGATCGGAATCTATGACACCAAGACCGGCGAGCTTTTGGACATGGGCGAGATCGAGGTCCCGGACGTCTACGATAATAAGACCGGCGAACTTGTGAGCAAGGGCCGAGCCTGGGTAAGGTCTGAGAGAGACCAAGAGGAGATCGAATAATGAAAGACCCGATCGCCGAATTGCTCGACGTTATCATCGAACAAAACGAAACCGTATCCGCTTGTATAGAGCTCTTGGCCATCGGTCACAAATTGGCGCCAGAAACGGCCCGCCAAGCCAGAGCCCACCAAAGCCGGTCAAATGCCAAACTGATCCGGCTCAAAGCCTCGAGGGCCCAGGTTTGGGAAACCATGCCCCAAACAACCGCAACTATCTTACCAGACTCGCCGAGCGGGCCCGAGGTCCGATAATGACCATGATTGATACTCTACACGAGAGCGCGTTCGCGATTAGGCCAGTTCGCATTGTTGGCGGCTGTCTGCGAGAATACGACGCTATAACGTTCCCATGTAATCCGCGGGCCGGCGTTTCGATATATCTGCGTCGTTGCCTGGCACATCTACAGGATGATGGAAGTCATTGTCTCTTGGATATACTTGACAAGCAAGGCGACATTGTCCAAGACTATCCGATCACCCACTCAGGTTTTGAGTATCTACGTAGATCGTTAAAGTTCAAATGGAATAGAGAGTCAGCGATACAGGTCTGATAAACATCCATTATCAGACATTGCCAACCAGTAAACCAGTAAACCAAAAGGAGCTCAGCACATGACCCAAACCTGGATCGACCCAAGAATCGAGAAACGTATCCAGATTGCCCAATATGGCAGCAAATACAAGATCCAACGGATCGAATGGCAAAACGAACAAGAGGCCGGCGGCCGGCATCACATATACGTTGACGTCGTCGACCAGGCCGGCACCCGCCTGGTTGGGATCCCGGTAACCTTTTTTTGGCCCGTCGACCAGGATCAAGAAAACTGGGAAACGGCCGAGGCCATCACCGAGGCCAAGCCCGGCGACCCTGGAGGTTGCAACTTCCCAATGTATAACCCCCTGGGCGCCTATGGCGTCCGAGTCGGCAAAGAGGGCGAGTCCGACGTTATAACCGGCCTGGGCCTCGGCACCCCTGAGGCGCCCGGCGCAAAAATACATACCTGTTTTGTCTTGTGCTTTGGGCCGCCCGAGCCTGAGCCGCCCAAGCCGCCAACACCCAAGCCGCCGACGCCCAAGCCACCGACGCCCAAGCCGCCGACGCCCGAGCCGCCGCCCAAGCCGCCGACGCCCGAGCCCGATCCGGTTGTCGCCCGGCTGGATCAGATTATCGATCGACTGGATCAGATCATAGACCTGTTAAAGCAGAACCTCAAAAAGAAAAAGTGAACCGGCCGCCTCACCTGACAAATACCCAAAGAGGAGATTGCGAAATGGAAACAACCGCCCAACCGCTCGAGCACTCAGCCCAAGAACGCACCGAGGCCCAGGCCGGCCGCCTGGCCGTCGGCAATATCCACCTATTGACGACGATCCTCGCCGGCGATATCAAACTCGACCTTGGCAAGATCGATCGTCAAATGCCCCTCCAAACCGCTTTTTTCGACTATGACACCCTGAGAGACGCGATCGAGATCACGACCGCGGCCATAACGCAGCATGATACCATGATCGCGATCCGCCTCGACCCTTGGATCGTTTGGCGCGCCGCGCGCCTGGTCGACGGCGAGGGCCAAGAATACGAAACGATCGACCAGGGCCAAACCTGGGACAAAGTCCGCGAGCCCGAGCCCGATCCCCTGGGCGAGGCCATAGTCGCCGGCCTGGCTGAGAAAACGGCCGCGGCCGTTGACGCCTTTTTTGGCCACCGTCACGGGCCAGATCGCCAAGCCCACGACCTCACGGCCGAGGCCGTCGCCGACGGCCAGGCCCTGGGCCAAGAGATCGTTGACTGGGTTATCCAGGCCCAGGGTTGGGATAAACTACCCGAGGCCGAGGAGTAAAAGCCTATAAAAGAGACCCGGCGAGCGAAACCGAGGGCCTGGACAGCCCCACGGCGCGCTTCTCCCGTCTCGCCGAGACGCCCGAGTCGAGGGCCGGATAGACTCGGGCCCATTTTAAGGAGATCAAATAATGCTCAGCCAATGGCAAAAATATTGCCAACACATAGGATACCAGGGCGAGGCCGCCGTCGCCGAGGAGCTCAGGGCCCGCGGCTTTGAGGTCCGCCACGACGGATCAAACCATCCTCACGACCTGGTCATAAATGGATCGACGACGGTCGAGGTCAAAACGGCGCACCCATCGGCCGGCGGCCCAGGGCGCCGCAACCGTTGGCAGTTTATCTTGTTCAAGAGAAACGGCCATAGCCGGCCCATAGAGGAGGATCTCTTGATCCTCAGGTTGCAAACCCTCGCCAAGGGCGAGCTCGAGCCTCAGGTCCTGGGCCATTACGTGATCCCTGGGCGCCTGTTGCCGGCCAAACTGACAAAGATCGACATAACCGGCGAGCCGGCGGCCTACAACGGCCGGTATAGTGAGTACCTGGAGGCCTGGCCCCTAGTCGAGCCCGAGGTCACCCGAAACGATCACCAAGGTCACCAAGTCCCATTGACCCCACCGGTCGACAATGTCCCATTTTAGGAGCGTATCCAATGAGTAAACTCGTAAGAATCGCCCAAGACCTGGACAAGAGGGCCAAGAGCGAGGGCCTCGCCTATTTTCAATTGACCGGCGGCCTGATCTTGCGTCTGCAAATCGACCGCGAGACCGGTATCCGGCGCCTACAATTGGCCCGCTCGGGATCCATGCCGTCAGAAACTGAGGTATATGTCTGTAAACGGGCCTTTAACATCTATGAGGGCCAGGTCGCCCACGTCGACGACCATGTCGTTATAGAATGGGATCCCCAGGCCTCGCCCGAGGTCGAGGTCATCACGCCGGCCCAGGTCGCCAGTCAACCGGGCCTATTATAGGAGCTCGCCGCCATGACAATACGTGACACCAAGTATACCCGGCCGTTGGACCTGGCCCAGGGCGCCGAACTATGGCGCGAAACCCTCGAGACCCTCGAGACGCAAACGACCAAGGCCACGTTTGACACCTGGTTAAGAGGATCGCGAGTCGTCGCCGTCGCCGACGGCGGCCTCGTGATCCACGTTGGATCGTCCTACGCCGTCGACTGGCTCGAGCATCGCTTGAGCTCGGTTATAAACCGCGCCGTCGCCTATCACGCCGGCCGCCCGCTGAGGGCCGGCGCCCGCTTTGTTGCCAAACTGCCCGAGGGCGTCGAGCCCGAGCCGCCCGCAGTCCAGGCCGAGGAGCTCGACCTCGGACCCGAGGAGATCGTCGCCGCCGTCCGTGAGGAGAGAGTCTCGATCTCGGACCAAGGTCACGCCCTACAATGGACCGATTTTTATATCAAAGTCAAAGTCGCTTTCAGGCGCCGCGCCCTGGCCAAACTTAAAGGCGCGCCCTTGTCCGTTTTCTGGTGTTTAGCTTTGCACGTCGACAAAAACGGGATCGCCCGTCCTGGGATCGAGGCCATTATGAGAGAAACCGATTATAGTCGCGGCGTCGTCTGTAACGCCCTGGCATTTTTGGTTGAGCTCGGCCTCGTAACCAAGACCCGATCCCAAAGAGGCGCCGATCAGTATACGATCGCCGGATATGCCTGGTTTGGTCAAAGGCCGGCGCCCTCCCTTTGGGAAATCTCGGAGTCCGGAAAGTGAACTATGAGACGCCCGATCGGAGTCCGGAGTCTAGTTTGTGGACAGTCCAGAAAGTGAACCCATAGATTATCTATGGATTATCCACAAGATCAACACTTACCTATATTCTGAGAGGAGATCAAGAAATGAACCAGAAAAAAGTCACATACTTGAGCAAAGGCGCCCGCGTCCGTGTCGCCAATAGTGGACACGACGACGCCGGCCGTTGGCGCCAGGGCCTGACCGGCACCGTCCAGGCCACACCCGGCCCGCGAGGTCCCTGCGTCGAGGTCCTGGTCGACGGCGAGGCCGTGTCCCGCCTCATCCCCTGGGCCGACGTCGACCATAAAGAGGCGCCCAAAGGCCGCGAGGTCCAGATCGCGATCTTGGATATCCGCCCGAGCCGTTGGCAATATCGCCAGGCCTTTGACGCCGGCGAGCTCCTCGAGCTTGCCAAGTCTATTGACGCCCAGGGCCTGATCAATCCCGTTTTGGTTTTCAAGCATGAAACCGGCGCCCACTATGAATTGATCGCCGGCGAGCGCAGAACCCGCGCCCTGGTTGCCCTGGCCCTGGTCGACGCCGGCGAGGAGCACAAACTTGCCCAGGCCATCGGCAAGACGGCCGCCGGCGATTATTGGATCTGGCCGCCCGACGTCAAGGAAAATATAGACCTGACCGTCCGGGCCGAGGTCCGCGAGGGCGCCCCTGAGTCGTTCCGCGAGATCGTCGTCGTCGAAAACTTGCAGAGATCCAACCCGACGGCCGTCGAGGAGGCCCAAGCCTATCAGTCATTGATCGAGGCCGGTTATACACAAAGCCGAATTGCTGAGCGGTTGACCAAGTCGCCGGCCTATGTATCCCAACGGTTGGGCCTCTTGGCCCTGGCTGAGCCAGTCCGGGCCCTGGTTGGGACCGCGATCCCGTTTGCCTCAGCCCGAGCGATCGCGACCCTGCCCGCGGCCGTCCAGCCGGCCATAGCTGATCACGTTATCGAAAAAATGAGCCGCGAGGGCGAGAGCCCGGTCACGACTCGCCAGGTCGAAACCCTCGCGCGCCAGGTCCTAAAATTCCTAGATCCTGAGACCTGGGCCATACCCGAGGGCGAGATCGTCGAGGCCCAAACCCGAAACCGGATCCGCATGATCCGGCACTATATCGAAACCCTGAGCGAGTCCGCCAGCGGAGAGCTTATAGTCGGCCTGAGAGAGTCCCAAGTCTACCCCACCTATAAGCACCCGGAAAACCTGATCGGTAACAAACCGCTGAGCATTGCCGGAAACACGACCAAGCTCATGATCGTGATCGCGGCCCTGACCGGCACCGGCACCGAGACCGGCATCGCTGAGCTCGGTAAAAAGGGCCATTGGCCCACGGCGGCCACGGCCCACGGTTGGACCTGTTCCGATTGCCAGTATAGCCAAGCCCGCAAACCGTCGACCTTGCGATCGGTCCGTTGCCAAGCCTGGCTCGACCTCGCCGGCGCAAAGCCTCGCGAGACGTGTATCCACTATATAGGGCCCGAGGATCCGGTTATACTCCAAGTCGACTCGGTTGACCGTTGGCAATTAAAAGGGATCGGCCTCGACGGCGAGCTCCTGGACGGTGGCTTTTTTTTCTATATGATCGGGTTTGAGCCCTGGGCCCTGGCCCTGGAGGCCATAGAGGCCCACGTCGACAAGGGCCGCGAGGGTTACGTCAAGGCCAGCGAGGAGGCCCACTTACCAGATCTAGAGGCCTTTTGGCAACTGCAAACGGAGGCCGGCCAGGCCCTGGACGTCGACCCGGACCATACCCAGGCGCACAATTGCCGGCTGTGTACCAACTACCGGCCCGAGCTCCTGGAGACCGGCGAGCCGGCGCCCTGCCTCCTGGTTATTGAGCCCATCCGGCGGCCCTTCCAGGCCATCACCGAGGCGCCGGCCGTCGGCGTCCTGGTTAACCAGGCCGGCGCAATGATCCCCCGTTGTGCTGAGTATATGGCCACCGAGGCGCCCACGATCGCGCCCTTGCCTGGTTTTCGGTTTGGTGAGGATAACCGGCCGATCGTGTTGGCCTGGCTCGAGCGGGCCTTGTGGGTTAAAGGCCGGGCCGCCGATCGAAATGGGACCCTTGTCGCGCCCTTGTCCTGGATCCCGATCGCCCGTAAGCCAGGCGACGATCGTATCACTGGCCAGGTCCTGGCCTGGGTTAATGACAACTGGCAAGATATAGGCGGAGATCAGGCCGTCGCCCGGCTGATCCAGGTCGCGACCTGGGAAACGGCCGCCCTGGTTGGCCAGGTCTCTAAAATCCCGCTCTTGGACCCCATCACCGGCGAGGCTGAGACCTGGGCCGCGCCGCCTTGGGCCGCCGTCCGCCACGGGGCCGCCGATTTTGCTCAGCCATTTTATACCCAATACCCGGCCGCCTGGCCCAAGCCCTGGGCCCAGGTCGAGGAGCAGGGCACCGGTAAGATCCTGGAGGAGGAGCTCGAGGCCCTGGAGGAGGAGCTCGAGGCCCGGCGCGTCGAGGCCTGACCTTTACGCGCGTAAAGAAAAGGGCGCCCAACCGGGCGCCCTTTGTTGTTCCGCTCCTCTTTCAGCCGGCCAATTGTAGCCAGGGTTAAGATCCCCAGCTGGGATCTACACTTACACTTTACAAGGCCCCACGGCGCCGAACCAACCACCAAGCCGCGGCCACAAATACCAAGGCCAGGCCCAGGAAAAAGCCAAGGATCGCCAGGCCGGCCAGGTTGGGCCCACCTGAGACCGGCAAAACCAACGGCGCCCAGGTCGCCGAGGGCGCCGGCGTATTGGTAACCGGCACCGGCGAGGGCGTCCAGGTTGGCGAGGGCGCCGGCGTATCGGTCGCCGGTATTGGCGAGGGCGTCCAGGTCGCCGAGGGCGTCGGCGTATCGGTCACCGGCACCGGCGAGGGCGTCCAGGTTGGCGAGGGCGCCGGCGTATCGGTCACCGGCACCGGTGAGGGCGTCCAAGTCGGCGAGGCCGTCGGCGTATCGGTTGCCGGCGCCGGCGTGATCGGCTCGACCTCGAGCCAGGTTAACCGGCCGATCGCCAACCCCAACACGATCGACAAAGCCAGGACCACGACGATCACCAAGGCGCGCCAGGCCCAAACCGATCCCTTATCCCGCATCGCCGGCGGCCTCCTCCTCGATCCCGAGCTTGTCGAATAGGTCAAAGACCTCGCCGGCCCGGTTGGCCGGCCACTGATCAAAGGCCTTGACCTGGCGCGTTAAAAAAGCGTCCAATTCTCGATCTGCGATCTTGATCGGCCAGGTCCGATCGACAACTTTCCAAGTCACGGATCCGGGCGTCCGTTCAGCGAAACCGATCTCGGCCTTTTCCTCGGCCGTGAGCTCGAGTAAATCCAAAAGTCGGCTCGCCTTGCGGATCAGGCCCACCGGCCCATGCAGACCGGCCAGAATAGAGCCCAGGATCACCCGTTGCCAGGTCGATAATTCTAACACGATTGCAGACATTATCCCCCCTCTTGTGGTAGCATTTCGAGCTCAGCCTTGACCCTGAGCCCGGCCATAAACTCGACCAACCAGGCCTTTTGTTGGGCCGTCAAGTGAGGTAAAAGATTGCCCGACCGCTCGACCAGGTCGCCGTTAGAATACTCGACCTGGACCCTATAACGGGCCTCTTTGTTGATCTCATTATCGAATAGGTCGACGCCGATATCACGGATCGCCACCGGCGCGATCGTTTGTTCAGGATTAAAAGCCATATCTCACCCCCTATGCAATTGTATAGATCGGAATGTAATAACTTTGATTTGGGATCTGGTCGCCGTCATCGGTTACGACGATCTTTAAGCCGCCCTGTATTGTCCAGGTCGTAACGTCGCCTCTATCCACGATCGATCGTGTCAAACCGGCACTTGCCGCCGCACCCTGGAAATGGGCGAAAGCCTTATCGACATCTTTTTGTACCAATGATAGCACCGAGATCGCGGCCGTTGTGCTCGGTTGCTGTACTTCCAATTGAGCCCTTGGCGACGTCTCGGCGATCCCCAGTCGACCGGCATTGGTTATTGTGACCCGTGTCTCTGCCTCATTGATAAAGGTCAGGGCGCCGTCATGCCTGATATACCAGTCGTTTGTACCTCGCCGCAAGTGTAGATCGGCATTAGAGGCCGAGTCACAATCGACCCGTACCCTGGCATTGCCGGCCGCGTTTACCACCGTTACCCGGCTCGCCGTCGCCGCCGTACCCGTTGCACCCACGACCAGGCCCTCGCCGATCCGGGCCGACTCATCGACCCGTAGATATCCATTATCAATAATCGTAACGTCGGCCGACATGGTTATCTGGTTGACCGCGCCGCCTTGCGAGGCCGACAAAGACAAATAGGCCGTCTCTGTCCCTGAGTCCGCCTCGAGCCGGACAACCCCGTAAGTCGTCGTCGCCCCCTCGGCGTAAATCGTGACCTGGCCCTGTTTGCCCGCGACCAGCGGAACCGTGATCCTCATATCCGAGGTTGCGGCCGTAAAGTCGACGCCGATCTCGCCGTGTAGGCTTGCGCTATCATACCAACTGATCGCGTACTCATCCGAGATGCTGCCACCGGGCGCCGGCTCGAGCGTGATCCCGTCGCCATCTATAACGACAATACCGCCGGCCGCGTGTAAATCACCCTTTAAGAATACGTTGGTTGAGTACAGACCCCAACCGCTCGGCGAGAGATCCGCGTCTGTGACCCCGTCCAGGTCGCCCATTCGGACCCTCACCGTGAGGTTGCCGGCCGTCCAAGGGTTGGTCGCCCAGGTCACGATCTGGCAATAGGGCGAGTCCGTGTCCAAGGTCGTAACTTCCCAGTATCCATCCCCTGTGGCCCCATAGTCGATCGCAATGGCGCCCAAAAACACCGTCTCGCCGTCGACCCCCCCGTCGTCGGTTGTCGTAAACGTCCAACTTTGCTCGCCGCCGGCCAAGTCCGAATAAGCCGACACCTGGCCCCAAACGTCGGCCACGACCAGGCCGCCGCCTGAGCGATCGATCACCCTCAGCCGGACATAGTCCGAGGCCGAAAACACGGCCGTATTTGGGAACCCTGGCAAATCCTCGACGTAAAACGTACCCGTCGCCGTGTCCGCCGGCACCACAAAATCACGCGAAATAATGGCCACCGACTTGGATATAATCTGGCCGCCGGCGAGGGCCTGTTCTATGTCGGCTATAAAGGCCTTGACGTGGAGCTCATCAGCGAATATATAGCGAAAGTCGGCCTCGCCGGCATTGGTCACGCGCCAACCGGTAACCTGGCTCGCGTAATCCTCGCTTGAGATATCATCATAGATCCCCAAGTGATCGGCGCCCATCCGGGCGAGCGCGATATCGGATCCGAACTGGAGGGCGCCGTCGGACGCGATCCGGAGCGTATCGCCGGCGGCCAGGTCGAGCCGGTCCGCCGCGCCGCGGCTGAGGCCCACGTCGGCGCCCATCGTAAAGCCGGCCGCCGGAAACGCCCACGTACCCGCGATCGTTGCGTTCTCAGCCTTGCGCGGAAACTCGCTTGCCTGGTATCCGTCGAGCTTGTCGGCGTCGAGGTTGGCCACGACCAAAGAGGCGGCCGCGACTGCAAACGGCGCATTGGCGCCGCGGCTGAATGTCCAAAGGCCGGCGACCGTCTCAGCCTCAGCCAGGACCGCGAACTCGGCCGCCTCGTACCCGTCGAGCGTGTCGGCATCGCCGGTTATATCGGCCGGCAAATCACCGTTAGAATCTGTGGCCAATAGTTTATTTGCCTCGGCCGTCCGGCTCGCGTGTATACCGTCGACCGTGTCGGCATCGTCGCCCGAACCCTCGGCCGAGACCTGGACCTCTTGCGTCACGGCGCCCACCGGCGGCCATTCAAAACGTAAGATCGGATCGTCTTTAGCCAAGGTTAAGCCTCCTGAGCAAAATCAATCGAGCCGCGGATCTGGTAGATCGCGCCAGGCATAAGGCCGGCGATCTTCTTTAGGTCAAATGTTCCGTACCCGCTCGAGACGTCGTCCAAGGCGACCTGATCCTCATCGCCATAATAGATCGAGCACCCCGTCCCGCGATAATACAGATTGTCATACCGGCGCAATAGATAATAGGTCCAGGTCCCGCCCGAGCCGCCCAGGTCCTCATAATCCGCCTCATGGACGGCAAAGTCAAACCGCTCGAGCCGGCCGTCGAGGTCGACGTCGTTATCGCTCAAATAGTCGAGGCGCGCATCCTGGGCCGCCGTCGAGCCATAGACCGGATCGTCGACCGTAAGGGCGCCCATATCATGGAACCCGGCCGCCGCGGCCGTCGGCCCGGCCATGATCCATTTAACGGTCGAGTCTTGATTATAGTCGTTGCCATCAGTCCGAGTGATCCGGACAGAAACTCTATACCAGGTCCCGGCCGAAAAGGCGCCGACAAGATCATGGTAAGACTCATGATCGCCGGTCGTCGTCGTTGTTAAGACCGTCTCTTGTAACCCGCCGCCGTAATCATAGAAGATCTGAATCCCGTTGTTATTGGCATTGAGCGGATCGTCGTCCGGCTCGAGGTCTACCGAATAATGGATCCGTTCGTGCTGGTGTTTGATCCAACCGTCCCAAATGATCGACGACGTCGACGTCCCAGTAAAGCCGCGTTTACCACTGACAAAGGCCGGCTCGGGCGACCGGATCGCGTGAAAATAGAGATCGTTGTCAACCCATTTATTGAAATCGACCGCGGCCGCGACGTTGCCGTCCGTGATCGTCGCCGGCGTCGTGAAACTCAGGGCCCCGGTATAGATCGTATAGGGCGCCCGGCATAGGGCATCGGATCCGTTCGTGCCAGTATTACGCGCGTAAACTCGATAAAGGCCAACCGCAAAGGCCGACGCATCATAAGAGCCGGCGGCCGTTGTCCCGCTGGTCGCCTCGGCGATCATCACCTGGCCGCCGCCGCCATAGTCAAAGAATAGTTGAGCGTTGGCCGTCGCCGCGGCCTCCAGGTGATAATAGATCGTTTTGGTATCGGCCGTGAGCAGTATAAAGCCATCCCAAAGATCATTGGTTATAGTATTGGATCGCTCGACGCCCCTCGGGATCGTAATCAGCCGATCGGCCAGGCCGTGAAAATATCGATCGTTGTCAAGCAAAACCCCCAATTGAGCCCGGCCCAGGATCTGGCCGGCCGTGAACTCTTGCGGCTGAACATAATCAGGCATTATAACCCCTCACCAAAACAAATGGCCGTGATCGGTCGAGGCGCCATACTTGGACGTATCCAGGATAAAATAGTCCGTGATCGCGAATACGTCCGAAGCCCGGATCGCCTCGATCGTTTGCGTAAAACCGCCGGCTGAGCCAGGCGCAAAAACCCAATTTATCCGCTCGATAAAAAAGTCCGTATTGATCCCAAGGTTGCCGGTCTCTTGAATTGTGATCCGGTCGCCTGGCTCGAGCCACGGGATCGCCGGCACCCCGGACAATGTCACCTGGAGGATCGGCGCCTTGAGCCTGGCCAAGAGCAGATCGGCCAGCATCTCAGCATTTCGCCAGGTCTGGATCAAGCCGTTATCCTTGATCGGCAATGTCCGCCGGCCGTATCGTGCTATACTCGCGGCGTCCTCGACCTCATAAGTGATCGCATTGGACGTCAAGAGCGGTTGGCCTCGCAATTGCAAAAACTCGACATAGGCGGCATAATCGGCGTTATTGTTCGTGAGCTCGATATCACTATAATTCGAGTAATCGGTTAAAGAGAGGGCGAGGTCGCTCGATATGTCAGTCCCGCCGCCCGTGACCGCGATATAATCGGTATCCTGGACCGGCGTTATTATAGAGTTTACAGGGTAACGAAACTCAGCCTTGATCGTCCGGACCTCGGCCGGCGCCAAGACCAGGACCTCGGACGACGAATAGACAACCTGGTTGACCGCGACATACCTCGGATAATACCGGGCCTGGACGTGATTATAAACCGACTCGGGATCGAACCTGGGATCGCAATTCTGAAAATCGGCCGTTGTAAAGGTATATTGTGAGGTTGTCGGATCGTCGAAACTGTCCGAGCTCGGCTTGACCAAATGGGCGCCGTTGTCAAAGTGAAAAAGGCCGTCCTTGTCAAACCAGCATCGGCCGGCCTGGGCCTGGGCGACCCTCGAGGCCTCTTTCCATACTGTATCATCTTCCATCCAGGCAAACCGAAACGGGATCAGGCCGTCGTCAAACTGGCGATCGCCGGACCCGAGCGGATCTTTACCCAAGAGGGCGCAAATTGTAGCAAGATAAGCCTGGGCCGTTGTGTCGGTATAGAGGGCCGTCGAGCGTTCCGTCCGGTTGGCATCGGCGCCCCGGTCCCGGATCTGGAGAGTGAGAGACGCCGCGCTGTAAGCCTCGGGCGCGTCGACAATATAACCGGTTATCTGCCTCAGCCGCTCGGGCGTTGCGCCGTCCAGGTAACCGGCCTCGACGATCGCCCGTTTTAGCTGGATCTTGCCCTCGCCCATATCGGCATATAACGATCCGTTGGTATTGGTCGAGGAGAAACGGCGGCCCGAGTTTGCCCCCGTTTCGGTTACATTATCCAGCGTGACAAAAGCCACCGAGGCCATAGAATGGCCCACGGCGCCGGGCCCCTGCCTCCAGTCGACGGCGTAGAGCTCGCCGCGCATCTGCTGAACGTGGGCCGACTCATCAGTCCAGGATCCGACGGCGCCAAAGCCGGCGTCGCCCCAATCGACCAAAAACCGAAAAGTCGGCTCCTGGTAAGCCGCCGCGGCCGTTGTCGCGAGACTTGTCCCGGCGATATCCTGGCCCATTTTAATCGTTCTCCTCGAGTACCATTTCGCAATCGTAATACCTCACCGAGTCGCCGGCCAATTGGTCGCCCTGCCTCCAGGAATTTTCCTTGACAAATACGTTATAGGTCGTTGCCTCATCTGGCGGAGAAAACGCCTGAGTCGTTTTGATCAGGTAACGTGTCCGGATCGCGTCTCGCTCGGCCAAGGTCAGGCCAAGCCACCGGACAGAAAAACGATATCTAGAATTGACGTGTTGCCGCCTGGTTGTCCCGTTGGCCATCTCTTTAGTCGACCCCTCGCCAATAGCCGAAACCTCGCACCCGTCGACGCCGGCGACAGGCGCCGCCAATGTCACCCCCCCGAGCGTTGTCGCCATAACCCCCCCCTATCCGCCAAAGTCATCGACCCGATCCAAGATTGCCGCGACCTCGGGCGCCAGCATCCAGGCGAAACGGTGTTTGTATTCTGAGTTTTTCATCGCCTCGAGGATCCCGACCTCGACGCCCTTCCAGAGCAGATCGCCGGCCTTTTTCAGGTTTTCAGACTGGGCCTTAACGTCCTTTTTGATAACGGTCGTAAACTCGCCGGCGAGCGAGACCTCGGCGAGGCCGGTCCGCAGGCCGTCAATAACGGTCGTTCCAAGGCCCGAGTCGAGGCCCAGGGCCTGGGCGACCTTGGCCCGCGCATCCTCGCCGCCGACTATACCCTCAGAGATTGCCGCGTCCGTGACCATATCAAGCGTTATCTGGATCCCCTCTTGCCGGTCGATCTCGCTTTGGACGGCGTCGAGGGCGCCCTCCATATTGATAAGGTCCGGCCGGCTGAGATCCCGGACATTGTCGGCCATGCGATCGGCCCAACCCTTGAGGGCTGCCTCGGATCCGCTCATAACCTCAGGCGGGATCTTGAGCAGGCCGGCCCAGTCAGGGTGAGCCTGGAGCTCGGCAAAGCCGCGAGCCGCGACGGCGTCTAGGCGCCGGGCGTTTTCGTCCCAAGAATCAGCCCGGCCGGCGCCGAGGTCCATATCCGCGGCCGTGACCTGGGTTGGTTTGAGGGCCGAGCGTACCGTCGATTGTAGATCGTTATAGGCCCGCTCCTGGGCCTTGATCGAATCCTCCCAGGCATTGGCCGCCGAGTCGGCCGCGTCCTCCTCAGCAAAGCCCCGGAGCGCCGCGTCCGCGATAAACTGATCCGTCGATCGTTCCCACTCCTCGCTAAGGATCTTGGCCGCCTTGAGGCCTGGCGACCTGGCCAAGGTCGAGATCGAACTTTGGACCTGGCCCCTCAGCCGGCCGGCGTACCCAACCACGTTATCGACAAAGCCGGTCAGATCGGCGCCGACGGCCTCGGCCTCATCGCCAACGGATTGCAGATCCGCGATCGCGGCGCCCGCATACCGGGCCGAGGCCGTCGCCGAGGCGGCATACCCGGCCGGTAAATCAATATTGAAATGACCCGCGAGCGCGAGCACTTCCAAGCCCGTTGCTCCCAAATCCTCGAGGAGCTCGGTAAAGAGCTCATCGGACAGGTCGCCGCCGGCCTCGATAAAGGCCCGCCGAAAGGAGACCCCGACATTCGCGCCCAGAGTTTTCCCAACTACAAAGCCTCTGTCTTGGCCTTCCAACCACTGACCAATATTGATCTCGCCGTCAAGGGCCGCCTTTAGCATTTCAACGTCGCCCAGGAAACTAGTCAGGTCGCCAGCCAGGCCCTCGAACACGCCGGCGATCGGTTCGTCGACCAGGTCGCCAGCGGCCAACTTGACGTTTGTGATCGAAGCATCGAGCCGGTCAAACGACTCGGCACCGGCGACGGCGTCCGGGCCCAGGATCTTTAATTGCCGGCTGAGCTCCTCTTGGATCGCGATCAAGAGGGCCTCCTCGCGAGTCAGGCCCTCGGTTGCCTTTAGCTCATTGGTCCGAGCCGTCAAAACCTGTTTGGATAGGCCGAAATTATCGGCCATGTTCATATTCAGGTTTTTTAGGAATTGCGTCATTTCATCGATCCGCTGGTTGGCTGAGACTTGCTGATTGCCCAGGCGCCGGGCGCCCTCGACGTATAAGTCCATTTCGGCCGTTGTGTCGGCGATCCCCATCTGGAGAAACCGCGAGGCCGTCGCCGCGGCTGTCATATCGTCGACCGTAAAGGCCGCCGCCCGCCGGACCGCGTTCGTAAACTTGGCAGCCTCAGCCGCGCCGCCGGCAAAGGCCACCAAATTATCCTCGGTTGCCTGGGCCCTGGCGCCGAGCTTGGCCAGGTCGATCGTAAGCTCGGCCGCGGCCTTGCCGGCATAGGCCAGGCCTCCGATCGTGAGGCCCTTGAGGGCCGTTTTGGCAAAGCCGGCGTCCTGGCTCAAACCCTTGAGCTCGCCGCGAGCTCCTCGCATTTTAGCCGAGGCGCCGGCGTCCTGGCCCAATAACTGGATCAGCATTTTATAAACTGACATATATCAGAACCTCACGGCCTCACGCAAAGCCGCGGACCACAAAAAGAGATCGGGATCCTCCTCTTGCATCCGTTGGACGTCGTCAAACGTGTAATTGGTCCCATATCCCATATTCAGAGCCCGCGTTCTCAGCAAAGTGATCAGCCCCTCAGGCAAAACCGCGCCGGCGACGTCGCCCAGGGCAACCCCGTTCCGCAGGGCCCAACCGGCCGGCCCGAGGAGCTCAGTCAGTTTTTTAGTTCAAGCCCGACCCGCTCGGCCCGTTCGTCGGCGTACCGCTCGAGGGCCCAGGTGATCATCTGAGGATCGAAAGTCGGCGATTTTTCCAACTTCCAAAGGGCCTCGGCGTCTGTGATCGGGATCGTCAAGGCCTGGCCGTCGTCCGTATAATGGATCACGTCGACGATCTCGACGACCTCGGGATCCTCAGGGCCTGGCCCTGGGCGCCTGAGCTCGACCCGTGTATCTTCTGGCCCGGCCTCAGCCGGCCACCGGGCCGGTATATAGATCTTTTCCATCTGGATCGCGCCGGCATAATAGCCGATCTTGTCCCAGGGTTGGCGATCTTTGAGGGCCGGCGGCCGCCAGTTTGGATCAGGCGCCGGCGGATTAAGCCAGAAAACGACCTCGATCCCAGGATACCCGATCGGCGCGCAGTCAAAGGCCGTTGGGATTTTTGGCAACTTTAAAGCCATAGTCACACCCTCCCAGGTTTAGGCTGAGCTATAGGTCGTCCGGACCTCTATACTGGCCGAGGAGAAAGTCGCCTCGAGCTCGACCGGCGCGTTATATTCGATCGTTTGCGGCCGGGTTAACATAGTCGCATCCGAGACCGTGATCAACGGCTTGGAATGGACCTTGCCCTCAGGGTAGATCGTCAAATCGTGCTTGTCGCCGACGTCAAACGTCAGCAAACCGGCCGCGCCGCCGGCCTCATCCAGACAGGTATAGGCCACGGCGCAAGAGGCCGCGCCGGTCACCCCCTCCAATTGTTGGATCTGTGTGTCGTCCTTATGGGTTACGTCCATAAGGTTTGGCTCGGCCGCCTGAGGCGAAACCGAAACCTTGCGGCCCTGTCCTGAAATGTCAACATCGTTATACTCGACTGTCAAAGCCGATCCGCTGTACTCAGCCATCTTGTAAACCCTCCCTCAGTTTGTCTTGTTGGCGATATATGTCGCCCATTGTCCAACCATAGGCCCCATAATGGATCAGGGCCACGTCACGATCGACCCCAGTCCGGGCGCCGAGGTCTAAAGCCTGTTTGAAAAAGTATATATCTTGACTATTGCCGGCGATAATATGAAACCAGGAAAACCGATCCGGATCGTTGCCGGCGAGCATAGACTCGAGCACCCACCGACGGATCAAGACCAGGCCCAGGGCCGCGCAATCATACGCCTGAGTCCCTGACCGCTCGATCGCCATCAAATCTTTTTTACAGAGCATTTCGCCACCGGGCGCCTGGCTGATAAAGTCGACGCCCACGGCCGACGCATCGCCGCGCCGGTTGGGATAAGAGGCGCAAACGATATCAAACCCGAGGTTGGCCGGTTTGTTTCGCAATGTCCGAACTGCCTCGATCTCGCCGGCGTGATCATCCTCGATCATACACAATGTATCTTTGCCCGAGGCCAGAAACTCACGGACTAGGGCGTCGTGACCGTGAGGTATAATCAGATCGGCCGGCACATCTGGCCAATTGAGAAACTGATCGCCCTTGTCAAAGCCGGCGAGGAGCAGTCCAGACCACCAACGCCAGAACTGCCACACCGGCCGAAAGTAAATACAACCAAAACCGAGCTCGCCGAAAGAATCGCCCGCCCTCAGCAAACGGTCATTATCCGCCATCGGTCACCCTCACAAAGGCCCGGAGCGAGTCCGGCGCCCCGAGCTCGAGCCAACCGTCCCAGGCGAAACCGTCGACGGCCTCTTTAACGCCCTTTGTCCAGGGTAGACGGGCGCCGCCGTAATCGTGAAACGCGATCACGCCCGAGACGTGAGGCCGCCAGGCCTTGACGTCGGCGATAACGGCCGGCCGACTATGATCGCCGTCGACAAAGAGAAACGCGATCGGGCCGCCGTCCCAGCACTCGGCCGCTATCTGGCTGTACGCCTCGACCAGGGCCGCGCCCGGATCACCCTTGAGCCTCGAGACGTCCAGGTCGACGCCCACCAAACGGCCGCCAGGCGCGCCGGCCCGCGAGCAATGTAACGATCCGCCCTCGCCGATCCCAATATGAACCATGACCGGGCCGGCCTCGACCTGGGCCGCCTCGAGCTCGGCCTCCAGGCCCGCGCAGGTCTCACAAATCCAAACCCGCTCGGCCATAGTCAAAGCCGCGCCAGGCGCCGTCAAATAATCCGGCTGTTTTTTCTTGGCCATTATCACCCCTCGGTTGTCACCGTCGCGACCGCGGCCCAGTATCTTTGACCGCTGATCGTGACCTCATCGAGTCCAATATCCCAATCCGGCACAATAGAGCCCACCACACCCAGGCCCTCGAGGGCCGCCTCGAGGGCGTCCATAAGGGCGATCGAGGCCTCATAATTGATCGGCTGAGTCGCTTGTCCGGCCTTTTCCACGGCGATCACCAGGTCGACCGTTAACCTTTTCCAAGTCGAGTCGCCCTTGTGCAAGGCCCGCCGCTCGCCGGCCGGAAACTGGGCAAACTGAGCCGGTAACGTGCTGAGCTTGACCGGCGGCCCTTTTGAATGTCGTACAGTACAACCCGAAACCTCGAGGGCCTCGAGCGTATTGATAAAAGCCGCAAACGTCAACGCCATTGTCTCACCTCGGGATCCGCCGGATCTTGTTTCGATAATACCGGATCACGGCCCAAACGTCGGCCGGCGTTCCACCTGGCACCCGGAGGAGGCCGAGCTCGGCGTCGCCCACCACATCAAAGGCGCCGGTATCTTTGACCTTGTCCAGGTATTGAGCCAGTCGCTTTGTTGCGTTCACAATGTCCACCGGCGCCGCGGCCGAATAGGCCCACTTGCCGGCGACCGTGATCGCGTTTTCGGGCGACTCATCAAACGTCCAGGCCACCGAGGCGCCGCTCTTGAGCGTGATCGCGTGAAACGGGCCGGCGTTCCTTGGCTCGGTTACATAGTCATCGCTTGAAACGACAACGGCGTCGCCGTTGGTAACCGTCCCGAGCTCGGCGCACAAGTGATCAAATACCAACTTACGGCCGGCGACGTCGGCGACCGCGTCCAGGTATCGACTCGTTTCGGACGCCTCAAAGGCGATCCCGATCTCATTGTCTAGCATGACCTGAGCCGTCGCGACAAAGATCGTTAAAAGGGCGTCGTTATCCGTTTCAAGAACTGGGATCCCCATAAAGACCTTGAGATCCGCAAAATTGGTATATGCCATCCAATCCCCCTATAATCGATCCATCAGCCGCTTGACCTCACGGTTAAAAATCGCCTCGACCCTGGGCCGGCTCGACCTGGCCGCCCGTCTCATATACCGGCGGCCCTTGATCCCGCCTTTCATTGCAATGTAAAAGGCGACGTCGCGAGCTGTTAGACCTCGGCGCCTGGCCCAGGCCTCGAGGCGTTTTGACTGAGGATCTGGCCAATGTCGCGAGCCCTTGCCGGTCCCGTGTTCCATAAAGCCGGCATAATATACGCCGGTCCCGACGTTGCCCTCGGCACCCCTCGAGGTCGTCTTGACGCTAGAGCGGATCGACCGTCTCAGGGCGCCGGTATCGGACGGCGCCCCGTCTCGGGCCGCCCGTTGCACGATCCGCGACCCGCGCCTCACGGCCTGGATCATTGCCCGCCGGGCCTCGCTCGGAAACCGGTCAAAGGCCCGCTCGAGCTCCTCGAGGCCCTGGATCCGGATCTTAAAAGCCATCTATCCCCCTTGGCCCCATCTAGCCAATTGCTGTTAAACCGGTAAATTATACCGGTTTGCGAGATACAATTCGAGAGATCGCCGCTCGCCCGCGCTGAGAGCTTTGTCATAACAGATAAACTCGGCAAAGTCACCTAAGAAATTGCTACCAGTATTATCACCGACGTTATACCCGTTTAAGACCAGGTCGTCCGCATTGGCGACGAATGAGGCGCCAGTCCTGGAGGAGGTCAAAACACCGTTTAGATAGGCTGTGGCGAACAATGATTCTCTGTGCCATGATTGAACTTGCCAGGTTTGGTATAGTGCGTCGGACGGCGTCCCGGTATAATCCCCGTCACGGTTATAGACGAAAGAGGCTTGATCGCCATAATAGCCGTCGATCGAAAAATTGGCGTCGCCCTTGTCCAGCCAAACCGCCGCACCCTCGGTCTTGTTTGTATACTTAACCACCAGGAAGGAAAAGTCAGAGTCAAGCCAATTCCCGATATTGCCGAATGTCAAAAAGTCGTCAAGCGATTCTACACGAACAACCGGTAAGCCATTGACGATCGGAGTCTTGAGCGTGCACCGTTTCCCATCGTTGGTTTGGGTAGCATCCCGCCCATTCCCTGACTTGTCGCCCCAGGCGCCAATAGGATCGCCATCACTTGCAGACGGTGTAGTCTTGGCCGCCTCTTGATATAAATTATCATCAGAGCGTAACCACAACCAAAGGCCGTCAACCTTGTCCGGTTGTTTGGCGACAATTTGGCCCGTCCGTTTCCTATGAGACCGGCTCGCCCTATGTACGTGAGTCATCAGACCCCCGGCACATAGCCCGCGTGAAGATCGACAAAGTCATCGTTGATCGTTGCTACGATCTGGGCGTCGGTTGCCGAGATCGTGCCATCATTGGCCAAGAGGCCGGCCTCATTGGCCTTTGTCGCCAGGGCCGGTAACATCGCCCGAGCCTTGGCCGCGACCTGACCCGCGCCGCCCAGGACAGAAACCGCCCAATTCTGCCGGGCGACCCACAAGTCCACACCCTCAGCCGGCACCGTCTCGCCGCGTAGATCGATCGCCTTGGCCACAATAGCCGCCTCGACCCGTGACAAGAAACCCGAGTAAGCATCAGCATTATCAAAAAATGTTTTGACCGTTTCCAAAGACTCAGCCATGTTAAACCCTCCTCAGGTTAAGAATCCCGCCTGTACCAGGCGTTTAAGTGTAGTTTTTCGTCATCGCCGGCCGCGCTGTTTAGACTGGTTGCGTCTGTATGATACCAAACAACCCACACCCCGGCCAAGGCGTGAAACGGGATCGCGATAGACTTAAAGACCAACCCGCCGTTGGCATCGCTGATCCAGTCCGCCGCCGCGATATCAACCATCCCGATCACCGTACCCCACTCGGCCGCGTTTAAAGCTGTATCCCCGACCGCGACCGCTGGATCCGCATCCAAAAAGATCAGCGTTCCGGACGGCGTCTGAATCGCGCCAGATCCTGACTCAGAACTTCTTAAAATCAAACTCAAAAACTCGCCCGAATAAGTCCCGCCGAAGGCCAACGGGCCCGAGGCCGAAAAGTCATATTGATCGACCTGGTCATCCAGGCCCACCACCTGAGATATACCGATCTCAGAGATCGGCGTCATTGGCGCGACCTTTTTCGCATACTCGCCCGATCCGAGCTCGCGATAACCCTGATCGCCTAGCTGTTTATCTGACATAGTCAAACCCTCCCGAACTGTTGAAACTGGAGCGCATCCCGAGCCGCGGCCCGAGCTTTTGCGCCATAACTGGCCACCGTCGCGATCCGCGTCCGGGCCCTGGCCAGGGCCAACGATCGCCCCACGTCCAGGCCCAGGGCGAGGCCTCGCCTCAGCCATTGGCCGAGCAGACCGGCGCCCATCACCGAGGCCGCGCCGGCCAGGTTGGGCCCGCCGCCGGCCACCACCGCGCCGGCGCCGGCGTCCAAAAGGGCCTCGAGCATTGGCGCATAGATCGGCCCCTCGGGCCCTGGGACCTCAGCCAGGCCGGCCAGGAAACACGACGGCGAAAACACCACCGCGCCGCCCAAGTCCGCCGCCCGGACATGGACCTCAGTCAGGGCCTCGCGGCCGTCGTCGCCATACCAGGCCCGGCCAGCAGGTCGACCGTGTAGGTCAAACCATAACAGATCCTGGCCCTCGAGCCAGGCCGGCATAAAGGCCGCCGAGCTTGCCGGCGGACAGGTCACCGGCTCGACGCCGGCCGCCTTGGCCGTAGCCTCGCGAAACGACCACGCGCAATAGGCGAAAACTCGCACTAGGGCGCGCCTATAACCAACCAATGGACGACGACGTCGGTCTCAGTCGCGGCCGTGACAAAGTCATCTTGCCAGGCCTTGACCGTGCAAGCATTGGCCGCGACGGCCGTCGAAACGTGAGCCGCGTCGCCGGCGCCGGCCTCGGGATCCTCGCCCAATGTCGCCAGGCAAAAGGTAACCGTCGTTAGACCATGCGCCGCGACGGCCGTACCCGTGATCAAGTCCGAACCATAGACCGCTTGCTGTCCAGAACTCGCGAAACCGACAGGGTATAGATCACTGGCCCCATACTGGAGCGTTCCCGTTATATCGACATTGCCATTGACCGCCAGGCCCGATCCGCTGGTATCATCGATCGTATCGGCCGCGATCGTCGAGCCGGCCAAGGCCGTGAAAGTGTTAGCCGTCATCTGAAAGTCATCGGCGCCGGCGATCTCGATATCGATCTGATCGTCCGTGTCAGCGGTTATACTTGTGTCGTCGTCGGCGTCCAGATCGATCTTATTGGCCTCGACAGACAAGATCGCCGCTGTAAAAACATACTCATTGGCGCCGCCGATCTCGAGATCGACCTGATCGTCCGTATCGGCTTGGATCGACGTATCGCCGTCGGCGTCCAGGTCCAAGAGGCCGCCGTCAAGATCGACGCCTGAGCTCAAATCCGTAGTCGCGCCGCTTTGCAAATCAAAGGTCGCGCCGCTTTGGATCTCGAGCTCGCCGCCCGTACCGACGATCATCTTTGTTCCGCCCGGCTCGATATAGACCGGCACCGAGGCCGAGCGTTCGACGGGATCCTCGCCGCCGCAGGCCGCCAGGGCCAGGGCCGCCAGAACCAAAACCAGAACCAACACCAAACCAAAACCTTTGTTAAGCCTCACAAGTCACCCCCTCGCCCTGGGCCAGGCCCTGGGCCTTGTCCTTAAATTGTAGCCAGGGTTAAGATCTCCATCTGTGATCTACACCTAGACTATACAGAGCCGAAATTATAACCAAGGCCTTTGATCTATTTCTTGGCCTTGGCCCTCGATCGACGGGCCGGTTTGGCCGTCGCCGTTTCGGGCGCCTCGGGCGCCTCGGCTGTTTCGGCCTCGACCTCAGCCTCGATCTCAGCCTTGGCCTTTGCTCTTGCCTTGGCCTCAGCCTTTGCCTTGGCCCTGGCCTTTGCCTTGGCCGCGACCTCGGGATCAATATACTTGGCAGCAAAGCCGCCGGCGAGCCAGTCCGCGGCCGTCTTGGCCTCGACCTCGACCACCTGACCGGGCCGGAAAACGCCAAAGGGCCCGGCGGCCTTTGTAATCATCTTTACCTTGATCTTGTTTGCCACGTTTCAAGCCTCCAGAACTGGCGAGGGCCTCGAGGAGACCCTCGCCCTTTACTAAAGCCCAAGGGCCGCCGGCGTCGACGCCTGGCCCATTGGCGCCTGTTTAGGCCGTACCCTCAGCCGGCCCGACGTGAGTCTCGAGCGTGACCCCGGTCGCCTGGGAAACTGGCGCCTTGGCCGGCCCGTACTGGTGATATACCGCCGAGGAGATCACGGCGTTTTGAGTCGCCCGATCGACATACAGGCGAACATATCGCTTTGTCGGGCGATAAAGGTCTATAATAAAGACCTCCTCGTCGTCGTCGTCGGCGATCGTCTGCCCGGTCCCGAGCAGATCGGCCGCGTCCGAGAGATCCGACTCGTCGCCTTGCTGAGCCTTGATCGAGGTAACGGCCGAGCCCGTGATCGCACCCATGACCACTTCCATCGCGACCCCGTCGAACCCTTGCATATCCAGGGCGACACCCTCGATATCAGTCGAGCCCGCGGCGCCGTTGGTCACCGTGACCGCAATCGTTGCCTTTACGTTTTTCCCGAAATTCATTGTCAAACCCTCCCTTGAACCTTTACGCGCGTAAACTTGCGGTTATGGCCAACCCCAGGCCAGAGCCCAGGGCCGGCCTATTGATTGCCAATTATCCGAGTTTGACCCGAGCAAAAGCCTCCTCGAGCACCGGCATACCGTCCGACTCCAGGCGACCATAAAATCCGATCTGGTTGGTTGCCGCGTGTAGCTCGATCACCCGTTGGATATCCATATCGAGCGAATCGGCGATCCAGTATTGAGAAAAGTCGCCGAGGATCCCGACATACAGGCCCGTAGTAAACGTGTTAGGCATATACTCGGACATAAAGACCGGCAAACCCATCAGCCGATCCGGCTCGCCGACTCGAGTCGACTCCCGCCAAATGAACTGACCCTCGCCGTCAACCAGCCCGGCGATCTGTTTCTGGCCGTCCTTATGGAAAAGCCATTTCGCCCGCGGCCAGTATTGGCCCTTGAGCGTATACTTGGCCTCATTCAGGCCGGCGAACTTGATCGAGGTTGCATCGTTGCCGGTCGAAACGTCGCGGCCGGTTGAGATCCCCAGGTCCGAGGCGACCATCGCGCCCAACGGTTGGTTGGCGCCGGTCCCGTTAAGGTGAGCGTTTTCGTGAGTTACGGCGAACTTGTAACCCAGGCGATCGCGGACAAGGCCCTCGCTATCCGGCGCCTTGCGAAGCAAAGTCCGAGAAACCAGGATCGGCTTGGCCAAAGGCGACGGTTTGAGCTCGCGGCGGCCAAACGACATAGTCGAGTCGGCCGTCCCGGTCAGGATCTCAGACGTCCAAGTCGGATCAGACGGATCCGCCTCGAGCGAAGGCGCGCCGAGGCTGTCCGCGTTCGGGACCTGGAAAGTCGTCGCCCACTGGCGGATCCAGGTCAGATTGTCAACGGCCTTGATCAGGTCCTGGACAAACTGCATGGGCGTTACCAGGTAACCGCCCGAGACGTCGGCGTCTGCCTGGAGAGCTCGAAACTCGGGCCCGCCTACCAAATGACCGGACCTCAGCCAGCCGGCAAAGGCCTGGCGGTATTCTTCTGTTTCACGGACCGAAACCTCGCGATTGTCGCCCGCCGGCCCCTCGGGCCTGGTTGGCGCCGGCGTATTGGCGAAATTCGCCTCAGCCTCGATCAGTCGCTGATCGGCCTCGATCGACATAGACAGATCGCCGACCTGTTCCATGATCTTGTCGTACTGGGTTTGATCCTCCTGGCCAAGGGCCCGATCCTCGCCCTGGGCCGCGTCAAGCATCTTGCGGGCCTCATCTACCAAGCCCGCGCGCTTGTCCATCCATACTCGCTGAGTCATGTTAAAACCCTCCCTTTAATTCTGATATGTCTGATTTTCGATTGCCGCGAGCTCGAGCCGGCGCCTCAGGATATCCAGGGCCGCCCGGTCCTGGGCCTGGGCCTCAGCCAACCCCTGGGCCGCCTGGCCCTCGGGATCGTTGTTATCGCTCGCAAACTCGGCCGCCCGGTCCCGGACCTGGGCGATAGTTTGTAGGTAAGCCGGCCACGTCACCGGCGAAACGTCAAAGAGCTTGACCTCGAGGAGAGTCCGCTCGACCTGGCCATCGGCCAGGGCCTCCCAATTGTCGCGAACCGTCTCAAAGCCGAAAGAGCTTTGATTTATGTCTCCTCGCTGAATCGAGATCATAAGATCGCGCGCCCAGGTCGCGGCCGGCGGCTCGATCTCATATCCGAGGCCGGTCTCATCTTCCCAAAGGCGCAAAGTCCCGGACGCCGTCCGGCCCAGGACCTGATCTCGATTATGATTGAATAGGGCCCGAATATCGGCGATCTCGATCGTCGCCGCAAAGGCGCCGGCCGCGATCTTTTCCCTAAAGCCGCCCAGGTCCTGGGATAGCTGATTGAAAACCGCGGCATACCCCCGGATCTTTTTTGTCCCGTCGTCGGCCTCCAGGATCCGCAACTCCAAACCCTTGACGGCCTCCAGGCCTCGCCGTTCGATCTGTTCTTTCATAATATCCCCCCTGGGCCCTATCCTGGGCCCCTATCCGGCCGCGACCATACAATCGCACCCTTTATGAGCCGGCGCGTGTCTGATCGGTTTGGCCGTCGTCAAAGGTCGCTCGGCGCCGTCCGGCTCAAACTCGGCGCCGGCCTCGATAAAGGCCTCATGTATGCCCACGACCTGGCCATTAAGGGCCGAGCAATAAGGGCACGATTTACCAAAGGCGACCCACCGAAAGACCACGATCCCGGCGCCAATATAGACCGTCCGAGCCAGGGCGTTATTAAACCGGACGCCCTCCTCGAGGGCCTCCTCGCGAGGCCGGCCATCGCGCCAATGATCGAGCTCAGCCAAGACCGGATCGGTCCAATCCTCGCCGGCGTCCAGGGCCTGGCGGAGCAGGTCGCGGATCCGCTCCTCAGACCGGATCGCGTGTCGGCTTGCGTAAGCCTCGAGATATCTTTGGACAAACCGCTCGAGCTCGGGCGTGAGCTCCTCGATCGCCTCGCCGAGCTCCTGGCCAACCACCTTGGCCACATTGGCGCCATAAGAAAAGGCCACCGGGGCCACCTGGGCCGCCGTAAAATTCCTATGTTCGGTATAGAACTCCTCGAGCCACAGAACAAACATACCCGGATCCGCGGCCCTGGTTTTGGCCGCCTTTTTAACCGCGGCCGAGACGTCGTTAACCTCGCGGCGCACTACCCGGCCGATCGCGTCGTCGTAAAGCCCGAGCGAGGCCCTCATCAAACGGTGCCGCTCGGTTGCTGAGCGTTGGGCCCTGACCTCGGCCGGCGCCATAATCCGGGCCAGGCCCTCGATCGTACCCTCAGCCAGGGCCCGATCATCGCCGGCGCCTGAGCCAGGGCCCAGGGCCAGGCCGGCCGATCCGGCCGGTATCATGTTTAACGGGACCAAATACTCATCACCGCCGTCAATCGGATCCAGATTCTCGCGGGCCCGGATATCATTGGCCGACAACCAACCCCATTGGCGCCCGATCGAATAGGCCGAATACCGGCTCGCCGTGTCACCCCGGAGCAAAGACTCGACCAGAAACTCGGCATAATACCGGGCCCGCTCGCTCGGCAATAATAGCCGCAAGGCGATCGCCTGTTCTGCCCGCCTCAGCCAGGACCCCAAAGAATAGGTCACAAAGTCGATCCCCTGGTGTTCTATATTGGAAAAGGTCGCCCGCTCGAGGTCCTGGATCATATGAGGCGGGATCCGGAAAAGGCGCGCGATCTCGTTTGTCTGGTATTGGCGCGTTTCCAAGAACTGGGCCTCGTTTGGCGGGATCCCGATCGTCTCGACGCTAAGGCCCTCCTCGAGGATCCCGACCCTATGAGACCGATCAAGTCCCATATGTCGATCTTCCCAAGACTCTCTAAGTCGCTTGTGTGCATCCTCGGACAGGTTGCCTGGGTGTTTGAGCAAAAAGCCAGGCCGGGCGCCGTCGCCGAAAAACCGGGCGCCGAACTCCTCGGCCGCCATAGTCAAGCCGATCGCTTGCCTGGCGAGCGTGATCGGCGAATAACCGACCAGACCGTCAAAGCCGAGGCCGTGCAAATGAAAGACGCGATCCGCGCCCCATACTCGAAACGTCCGGCCCTGGGCGTCAGGTTTGGCGAGTTTGTACTCGTAAACCAGCCGGCCGCCCTTGCGTGAGACTTGCATCCGATCCGGGCGCAATGGCCAAAGGCCCAAGACCTCGCCGCGGTTGTTATACTCGATCTCGGCGTATCCGTTGCCCCAGGTCGCGACGTGACCGATCAGCGTTTCCCAAAAAGTAAAGGCCGTTTGTTCGCTGTTCGGCGTATCGTGTAGCAAGGTATAGAGTCGATGATTGACGGCCCGTTTTCGGCCCTTGCCGGCCCGCTCATATAGATGACAAGGCAAAAAGGCCACACCCTCAGCCAGGACCCGGACGCAAGCATAAACGGCGACGACCTGGAGCGATCCTTGAGTCGAAACGGCCGCCCCGCTCGCCGTACTGGCGCCAGTCAGTTTGTCGACCCACCCCGGCGGAGTTTGCGAGATCTTATACTCTTGATCCCGAAGTCCTAAAATGCCAGATAAGAGACCCATTATTTTTGTTTGCCCTCCACCGCTCGATTGATCAGACCGGCCAGGGCCAGGATCAACAGAAGGGCGCCTATAACAATCAAGGCCAACGGCGGCCAAAACCACCACAAACCGGCCGCCAGCAAGACCAGGCCCAAGATCGCGATCACGTCCAGCCGCTCGATCATAGACTCAGGATCCCCCGTTGCTCGTAGACTGATCCGTCCGGTTGGCCCCTATGTCGGATCGCCCGGTCGAGGCCCATTATCCCCGCGACCATACCGTCGATTTTTTCCCGACTCTTGAGCTTGTTTGGTTTGACGTTGCCGGCCGCGTCCTGGGTTACGACCATATTATCGGCCATCCATCTTAAAACCTTATGCCCGCCGTGAGCGAGTTTGTTATCTAAAGTCAGCCTGAGGAGCTCGCTTGTCGGTTGGCTCATAGAGGCGAACCCCTGGCCAAACCCGATCATTTCAAAGCCGGCGCCCTCCAATTGTCTTGACACCTGAAAAGCACCCCACCGGTCAAAGGCGATCTCGCGAATATTGAAACGGTCGCCCAGGGCGATCACGTCGGCGACGATCTGATCAAAGTCTATGACGTTTCCCTCAGTCGCCGTGATCAAGCCCTCACGGACCCAAAGATCATAGGGAACCCGATCGCGCCGCGCGCGTTCGATCATGTTTTCCTCTGGTATCCAGAAATGAGGTAACCAGAAAAACCGCTCAGCCTCATCGCCCTCGCTTGCAAAGGTCAGGACAAAACTCGCAATATCATAGGTCGAGGCCAGGTCCAGGCCGCCATAACACTTTGCACCCTCGAGCAGTCCCTCGGCCATTGGCGCCCCGCACTTGTCCCAATCCGCCATTGGTAACCACCGGCTATCCTGTTGCGTCCAGACGTCCAAATGTAACCTTAAAAACGTATTGAGATACGCTGGCGTTAAAGCCGCCTTGCGGGCCTGGGCCGCCATGTAATCAGGTTTAACCGAGATCCCAAAATTTGGGTTGGCCTGGGCCCAAGCCTCAGGTTTTGTCCAATAGTCTGGATCCTCGGCGAGCTCCTCCTCATCTACGGCGGCGATATAGGCGAAAAAAGACTCATCCTCGACAATACCGGCCAGGACCTGGCGCGCCCGTTCGTGATACTCCCAACAAATCGACTCGCGATCAAATCCGGCCGTCGTAATCAAAACCGTTAACGGTTGGCGCCTGGCGCCCGTCGAGGTCGTCAAAACGTCGACCAAATCACGGTTTGGCTGAGCGTGTAGCTCATCCACAACTACCCCGTGAGCGTTTAGGCCGTGTTTGGTATAGGCCTCGGCCGATAGCACCTTATAAGAGCTCGACGTCGCCGGCGCCACGATGGATCGTTTATAGACTCGGGCCTCACGGTCCAGGGCCGGCGAGGCCTTGACCATATCCTTTGCAAGACTATGGACGATCGCCGCCTGATCCCGATCCGCGGCCGCGCTGTAAACCTCGGCGCCTGGCTCGCCATCGGCAAAGAGCAGATAAAGAGCGATCCCGGCCGCGATCGAGCTCTTGCCGTTTTTCCTCGGGATCTCGATATAGGCCTCGCGATATCGCCGCGAGCCGTCGGCCTTTTTCCAGCCAAAGATCGGCTCGATAATTTCGGTTTTTTGCCAGCCCGCGAGCTCAAAAGGCCGGCCGGCCCACTCGCCTTTGATATGAACCAGGACCCGCGCGAAAAAATTGACAACGCGATCGGCGGCCTCCTGGTCAAAGTAGAACTCGGGCGCCTTTGTCATTATCTCGCCTTGCCCGTCAGGATATCGGCGAGAGTCGGCTCGGGCCGATCCGCGATCTTGACCCGCGAGCGTGAGCTCGGCGTCAAACCGAACTCGACGGCCATTTTAGCGCAATCCTGAGCCGCTCGGTTGGCCACGGCGCGCCATGGATTCTGAATCAGGTTGCCTTTATCCGTTTCGATCACGTCACCCCGGACCCGGACCTCGAGCTCAGCCTCGATCCATCGGCCCCAAGCCTGGCAATACATCGCCAGGGCCGCCCGGTCGACCTCAGTATATAGGCCGGCCTCGAGGAGCAGTTTGACCAACCGGCGCCATTCCCTCTTTGCCTCGTGGTTAAGAACCCGCGGCGCGTAGGGAACCGAGGCCGGCACCCTGGGCGCCGCCTCGTTTTCTGGCAAAGGTCGTTTGCCTGGGTTGCCCTCGAGCTCTTTAACGGCCGTCGGCTTTGGTTTTCGACCCCTCACGGCGCCAACCCCCCGATAATCAATTTCGCGACCGCGCGCGCATCAC